CTCTTCACCAATAAACCTTTTCCGAGTAAATGACGCAGCTTGTATTGATCTTTATGTTCCCGTTGAATAAGGGTCTTAACCTTCTTATAAAATAGGAGGACTATACGAGCTGAGTGCTTCATTCGCTGTCTATACGAAGCTTTGAGCATTCTAGTTGAAAGACGAGGGATTGTTGGCAATGCACCACGCTCTATCTTACTTGCTGACCAAAACTTACCTATTGATTTATGACTGCTTGATTTTGCAGCGGCATATTTGATCTGTAAACTAGAGATGTAGGGATGATGGCGCATGTTGCAATCCTGTAGGACTCCAGGTAGCACAGTCTGAAGTAATTTGGTGACAAACATTTCCTCGCCATGTTGCAACAGAGAATATTGTCGGACCAAGTATTCGTATTTGGTTAGTGAGTAAAGAATCTGAAAATCATCTGGACTTACTGGAGGTCGATCAGCGGTTAACCACTTCCGAGTGGTGTCGTAAAGACTCCACCCAGTAATGGGGTTTCCGACAATAGTTCTTAAGTGTTCAACCTCTGATGGGTTTCGGCCGATCACGTTTAACATCGAGTCTAGGAAGGCAGGTGGTAATCCTCGTTCAATACTGGATCTCTCACGTAGCTTATCAACTAACGAATTTATAAGAAGAGGGGCTTTGCAAGTAGAAGCTAGTAACTTAATGGGTACTGGTGAAACTTCAATTCCTTTATAGAAGTGCCTTTTACAGAATTCAGCGGCAGATCCAGAAATAGTTTTGAGTTTCTGAATTTCAATACCAAGATCTGTGATAATTTCACGATAACAAAGAGCGTGTGTTTGCCCTCGTATCACAATATCATCACCCAACATCACATATTGTAACGTTAGGCTTGGATCCTTTTCCAAAGCTCTAGCGAATGCAGTTATGACTACTAAGTGATGAGATAGAGTGAACATACCCCAACTGCTCAAGGCTCCTAAAGGTTGGCCTACTTGCCATCGGTAAGTTTGTCTTTTATATCTAAACGCTCGATCTGTCATAAGGGCGACCCAAGCTTCCGCAAACTCATCGGAGGATGACATCTTTTCTAACAAACGTTCTGAAACTTTAACCGGAAACCGGTCTGTTGCTTTCGTAAGGTCAAAGCAAAATATTTCATTTGTATCATTAGTCCAGGATGCGATCATCGGAATTTGCGCATTTTGGTCGAAGGTGCAATCTTGCTCTACCTTCTTCAGTAATCGGAATACGGAGTCGTGCAATGGTCGAAGAGCTGTTTGGGACCAGTAATCGGATATTGCAAAAGGTCTGTTCTTACCTCCTCCTTCTAGTTTTATATTTAGACTAGAGTGTGAAGGTTTGAATTTTCCTGATACAACATCCTCTTCTAGTTCCTCCATCAATTCAACTATATCATCCCCATTAGCAACCTCAAGATAATTCTTAAGATTTTCATACACTTTCGGATCGTCTATGAGTGCAAGTAAGTCTTCTGCGGCATGAAGTGTTGCATGACCGTTTGGTCCTCTTTTGCTTCTATATTCGATCTTTGGTGATGGTAATGAGTCTAAGTCAACGACCCAATTTTCCGGTACGTTGGCAATAAGTTCTTCAATGAGAATATCACTAACCACTTTCCCCTCCTTAGTTATGGAGGAGAAATCTGGTTTTGTAGGTATAACTAAAATACGATAATAATTAATCAGGCTGGAAACAGCTTGGATACCTTGTGGCGTATAAGTAAATTTCTTTAGGTATTTTATAGCCTTTGGAAATCCTTGCTTATCCGTAGCTAGGAAGGAGTAATTCGTTCTTTCTTGGCGTAACATGTAGTTAATTGTTGTATGTTGAATTTCCTTAAAACGAATTAAGGCTCCTTCTACACCACGACAACTAATTTGCTTGTCAAACCAC